AGCTATTATTTTAAAGCATAATCACGATGATAAAAAGCTAGCAAAGAAATATACTTATCCAGAAGAAATGGATTTCTTAGTAAGACACAATAAGAGAAACAAATTCATTCGTAACCTAGCTTTATCGCTTAAAGGTAATTCTCTTATTCTTTTTCAATATGTTGACAAGCATGGTAAAACATTGTATGATATGTTAACAGCTAAAGATCCCAATCGTAAAATTTATTTTGTTCATGGTGGAGTAGAAGGTGATGACAGAGAAAGAATTAGAGGAATTGTTGAAGGAGAATCCAATGCTATCATTGTGGCAAGCTATGGTACTTTCTCAACCGGTATTAATATACGAAACCTTCATAATGTCATTCTTGCTTCTCCTTCTAAGTCTCGTGTTAGAATATTACAGTCTATCGGTCGCGGACTACGTATTGGGGATGACAAGTTGGAAATGACTTTATATGATATTGCTGATGATCTGAAAATAGGTACACATACTAACTTCACCCTACAGCATTTTACTGAGCGACTAAATATTTACAACAACGAAGGTTTTGAATATAAGATCTTCAGTACGGAGCTTTAAATGAAATTTCCACAAATTATTTTGCTCACCGTACCTGGTTGTCAACCAATTTTATGTAAGGTTATTGAAGAGGACGAAGGGTCGTTTAAAGCAGAATATCCATTAATGCTTTTTAAGGAAGATTCTTATCTTTATTCACTACCGTATATACCGTTTGCTAAATCTGGTATAGTCTCGTTTAATAAGGATACTGTTATTAGTGTTTCACTCGTCGATGCTGAAATGGAACAGTATTTTAATAAAGTAGTTGTAGAACTCAAAGAGTTAAACACAACATTTAAAGTGCCTAATGATTCAGAAGAAAAACCAGCAAAGAAAATACCTGAATTAAAAGCACGTACAATACATTAACTTGTTGTATTATTTTATAATTTATAATATAATTATAATTATTAGTTTTTATTTTTAAAGGTATTAAAATGGCTCCAGCTCCAAAAAGTCCCCCAAAGCAAAAAGTGTCACCTAAGGCTGGCAAACATTATATCGACAATAAGAAATTTTATACAGCATTGTTACAACATAAAAAGAATTTGGTTGATGCTAAAGAGCAGGGACTTCCCGAGCCAAGAATTCCTCCTTATATAGGTGAGTGTCTATTTAAAATTGCCACTCGATTGTCTCTCAAGCCTAATTTTATTGGTTACACATTTAGAGATGAAATGATATCCGATGGGTTAGAAAATTGTATTAATTATTTTAATAATTTTAATCCTGAAAAGTCTGATAATCCTTTTGCCTACTTTACACAGATTATTTGGTTTGCTTTTATTAGACGTATCGATAAAGAGAAGAAGCATCTCTACATCAAACAAAAGACGTTGGAGAATTTTTACTTTGAGGGTATGCTTGCTGAACAAGGTTTAGGTGAAGATGATAGAAACGTCACTGTTAATTTAGATAATGACTATATGAAAGGTCTTGTTGAGTCTTACGACAAGAAGCAAGCAGAGAAGCAAAAGAAGAGTAAGGCTCAGAAGCAACGAGGAGTTGAGAAGTTCTATGAAGGAGAATAACATTCATTTGGTTCCTCAGGTTGTAATTGACTGTGCTGAAAATTTATTGAAGTCGACCAATTCCAATATGAAAGATACCTATACGATGCGTCTCGAAACAATTAGAGATTACTGTAATCAAGCTTTGCAATCAGCACAACAACAAGCTAACTATATTCCACCCAAGAAAAATAGCATATCAAGAAGTACAAAGTCACAATTAAATTATTCTCGTGTAGGTAGAAACAACGTATGAAAATTGCTTTGATAACTGACACACACGCTGGCATTCGTAATGATAGTGCCATCATGCATAACCAAATGAAGAAGTTTTTAGATGAAGTCTTTTTTCCAACCCTCGCTAGAGAAGGTATTACTAATATTATTCATCTTGGGGATCTCGTTGATCGTCGCAAGTATATTAACTATATAACGGCTAAACGTCTTCGAGATGATTTTTTAGATCCTATCCAGGAACGTGGTATGACCATGCATATTATTGCAGGTAACCATGACACGTTTTATAAGAATACAAATAATGTTAATGCATTAGTAGAGTTGATTGGCGATGCAAAGACACCTCATCCTGATCAAGAGAAAAGACGCTATCCTAATATTCATATCATATATGAAAAACCAGTCTGGTTACAACTAAGAGACATGACAAGTGTATTTCTCATTCCTTGGATATGTGACGAGAATAGAGAAATAACTATGGAATATATTAACAGGACCACGGCACCTATTGCACTTGGTCATTTGGAGTTGAGCGGTTATGAAATGTATAGAGGGCATGTATCAGACCATGGTGATGATCCTAAGATCTTTGATAAATTTGATCTCGTTTGCTCTGGGCATTATCATACTCGTTCCAATAGTTCTAATATTTTTTATCTTGGTACTCCTTGTCAATATACTTGGTCTGATTATGGTGATCAAAAAGGTTTTCATATCTTAGATACACGGACCAGATCGTTAGAATTTATACCCAACCCACATACCAGCTTTAAGAAATTCTTTTATGATGATATGAATAAGCAGATGGATGAGGTACTGGTATTTGATGCTGATGACTATAAGGATTGCTATGTTAAGGTAGTTGTTAAGAATAAAACAAATCCTTATTGGTTTGATCTTGTGATTGAAAGGTTGGAAAAGTCAGGAGCTGCAGATCTTCAAGTAGTAGAAGACCATTTTAATCTAGACTTGGAAGCAGACTCTGATATCGTTAATGAGGCAGAAGATACGATGAGTATTATTCGTTCTTATATTGGTAGCATGAATATTAAGACAGACAAGAAAAGAGTTGAAAACATTATTCAAAACTTGTATATTGAAGCACATCAGATTTTATGAAGATCATTCACATTAATCGTAACACTATACAAGCCAATGCCAAGCATGGCAGAGAAGAACCTATTGTGCGTGTTGAAGAGAATGGTGTCGTTACTTATTGTATGGAAGTGGATATTAAAGGTCCATCCAGAATGATTTATAGTCCCAACAAACCAAGACCATGTGGTGCCAAACTCTGGATTGAAACAGATGCAGAAGTTGAATTAATAGGTGAGAAGCTTTGATATTTTTTAAGACTCTTCGTTATAAGAACTTCCTTTCTACTGGTAACAGCTTTACAGAAATTAGTCTTGGTAAAAACCAAACAACTTTGATTGTTGGTGAGAATGGTGCAGGCAAGTCAACCATACTTGATGCATTATCTTTTGCTATGTACAACAAGCCATTTCGTAAAGTTAATAAGCCACAGCTAATGAATTCTATCAACAAGAAAGATCTTGTTGTAGAGTTGGAGTTTGATATTGGTTCAAACAAATATAAAATTATTCGTGGTTTAAAACCAAACATTTTTGAAGTCTTTCAAAACAATAATATGATTAGTCAGGATGCTGACAATCGTGATTATCAAGAAGTATTAGAAAAGCAAATTCTTAAACTCAACCATAAGTCTTTTTGTCAAGTTGTTGTGTTGGGTTCTGCTTCGTTCGTTCCTTTTATGCAACTTCCTGCAGCATCTCGTAGAGAAGTTATCGAAGATCTTTTAGACATTCATATCTTTTCAACAATGAATAGCCTCCTAAAAGAAAAGGTTACAACAAACAATACATTGTTAATGGATGTCGATTATCAATATGATTTGACGTCAGAGAAAATTGCATTGCAGCATCAGTACATCGAGGCTATGCAAAAGAATAACGATGAGCAGATAGAAAAGATAAAGTCTGATCTCAAACAATATATGGATAGTATAGATAATCAAAAGGTTTTAATTGCTGCTATAGATGAACAGATTGGATTGCTTAATGACCAGATTAATGATCAGGACCAAGTCAGCAAAAAGCAAAAAAAGCTACAAGTACTCGAGACCCAACTTGACGATAAGCTTGCCAAACTCAAAAAAGAAATCGAGTTCTTTAATCTACATGATAACTGCCCTACATGCAAGCAAAGTATTGATAACGACTTTAAGTGTGAGACTGTTGCTACTAAAGAAAACCAAGTCCAAGAGACTAGTGACGGAATCGAACAACTCCGTGAAGAGATACAAAATATTCAAGACCGTATCCAAACTATCGCTAATATCTCATCACAGATCACATCCCTCAACATCGATAAGATCACACACTCAAACACCATATCAGGTCTTCTTTCCCAATGCAAAAAAGCAGCAAAAGATATTGAGGAACTTCAGAAGAAAACCGAAGACTTCGTTCTGAATGATGATAAAATGAAAGAGCTTGAACAAACCATTGGAACACTATCTGAACAAAAAGGTGAATTGCTCAGAGATAAAGATGCTCTAGCTGTAGCAGCTATTGTTCTTAAAGACAATGGTATTAAGGCTCGTATTATAAAACAATATATACCAGTAATCAATAAATTAATTAACAAGTACCTAGCA